TCCGGGCCGATCATGTTCGCCACGACGGGGGCCGCCGTCATCGCCGCCGGAACCGCCAGCGACGTGGCGATCTCGCCAGCCGTAGGGCCGACAGCCGGGAGCGTCCCCACGACGCCGCTGGTGAAGTCCGCGACAGCCCCCGGCAGCGCCGCAGACGCCAGGGTCGGCACGGCCGCCGATGTCACCGCAGGCAGCGCCGCCGATGCGGCAGTCGGGATCGCGGCGGTGCCCGCACCCATCGCGCCGGTCGGGACGATGCTCGCCATCCCCGGCGTTGCCGTGTTCGTGAGGAGCGGCGCGGCCGCGCCCTCGGCTCCGGCCCCGCTGATCAGGCTCGACACCGCAGGCACGACGAACGGCGCGGCCATCGCCCCGCCCACGGCCATGCTCGCGATGTTCGTCCAGTTGACGCCCTGGTCCCATTTGCCGGTGCGCGGGTTCCACTGCCCGCGTTCTCTGAGCAGGCTCTGTCCCGGCGCGTTGCGGTTCGCGTCGGCCCACTGCATCAGGCGCGGGTCTTCGCCGTAGGAGTTGGACGACCACACCTCGGCGGGCGCGATGTAACGGCGGTCCCCCTTCTTGTAGCCGGGGCCGTCCATCAGCATCTCGACGTAGGGCCGATTCTGCTGGTCCCACTGCGGGTCGGAAATCCAGTTGCTTGCCACTTACGCGCCCCCCATCGTTTCCAGCACTACGTGCAGTGCGTACTGCATCCCCGACCCCGCCGGGGTGTAGGTGGTCGAGTAGCTGATCTCGGTGTCCGCACCGATGTGGATCGTCGCCGTGCCGGTCCCGGCGCTGGTGGTCGTGTCACCCACCACCGGCGGCACCAGCAGCAGCAAACAGGGCACCACCGGCGGGGCCCCGTCCTTCCAGTGCAGCGTGACCGCGACCGACGACCCGGCCACCGGCGCGGTGATGTGGACCGCTGCCGACACCCGGTAGAGCCCTGACGGCAGCGGGCCGGTGCCGATTGGCGTGGACGGCAGCGCCGCCGACACCGGCGTCGGCTGCACGACCGCCTTCCGCACCGCCACGTCATCGATCGTCACGACCTGATCGCGAAACTGGATCTGCCAGCGCGGCGTGAGCAGGCCCCGGCCGTCCACGATCGGCGTGCCGACGAGCCCGGTGGTGAGCGGCATCAGCCCCTCTGCCCTGGCGGCACGCGCAGGTAGGCGGCGGTGATGCGCCAGTTCCGCACCGGGTCGGACACGGTCACTTCAAAGACCCGCTGCGCGGCCTGCCCGACGCGCGGCCAGTAGACGCTCGTCTGGTAGGCACCGAGCTTGCCCGCGCTCGCCTGTCGCTCGTCGCCCCAGGTGCGGCCGCCGTCCTTGGACAGCCGCAGCATGACCGTGGGCGGCGGGCCATACGGCGCTGCGTCCTGGCCGATGCCGGTCTGCATCAGCAGCTCAAACCAGTTGAAGATCATCAGCCGGTTCTCGTTCTGCAGCGTGGGCGAGCGCCGCAGCCGCCGGATCACGCGGTTGTCCACGTCGAGCGGGAGTCGGCTCGCCATGTGATAGACCGTCCCGCTTTCGCGGTCGGCCATCAGGTGCCGATTGAACGCGAAGCAGTGAAACACCGGCCGCCAGTAGTCGTAGACGCCCTTTTCGGAAATCCACGTCCCCCGCTTGTGCCAGCGGCGGCCCTCCGGGGCCTTCTCGTCATAGCACCATGTGACATTCGCCCCAGGGAACGTGAGGAGATAGAACGTGTGCCCCTGTTCGGTATACGCCTGCCCGATCGCATCATCGAGGCGCGGGTAGGTCGCGCCCTCAAATTCCATCGCGTGCGTCGAGATCCGCTCCAGGCGGTAGCCGCGCAGCTGCATCACCTGGATGCCGCCGTCCGGGCTCTTCGCCACCCAGATGACCGTGTCGGCCACGACGGCGATCGAGAACGTGGCGACGCACCCATAGGCCATCATCCCCGACATATCGGGCGCGAACGGGATCGGGAAGGTGCCCGCGTTGTACCAAATCTCGCCGGTCGTGACGCCGGGCAGGATGATCTGCCCGAACGGCGACACCGCCATCGACTGCCACGGGTTGGTGATGCTGGGCTGGAAATACTGCGACAGATCCCACCGCGACCCGTCGAGCAGGAACGACATGTAGACCGTGTTCCTGTCGCGGTCGAACACCAGAAAGTAGTTGCTGACGCATGCGCCCTGGAGCGCGTGGATGCCGTCGTTCGTCAGCGTCACGATCTCGGTGAGGACGTTCGTCTCCAGCTCGTAGCAGTAGGCTTTGCCACCCGACGTGACGAGGAGCTGCCCCCGGCCGGAGTCGCTCGCGCTGCCGTAGCCGTTGGTGCTGATGGTCGCTGGGTTCGCGTCCACGGCCAGGGTGCCACGCAGGATCGACGTGCCGTCCGCGAACAGCTCGTAGAGGCCGTCCCCGAACACCGCGAAGCACTGCTCGACCTGTGCCTGCGCGGGATGGGACACGGTCTGCCCGGAGAACATGGCCCGACCGTTGGCCTTCGGCACGACGACGAACGGCGTCACCCCTGGCGTGGGATAGAGCGAGGCTTGCGCCGTCGCTCCAGGCGACTCGCTCACCTCCACGAACCAGTTGATCAGCTCCTCGTTGTCCGAGACAGGGGACTGCGCCTGATAGCTGCCGCCAACGAACGCGGAGAAATCAGCCATGGCGCGACGTGCCGCCGGAGTAGATGTCGTAGCCGCCGCTGCTGCCGAACGTGAACATCGGGTCCACGGCCACATCGGTGAACTGGTAGTTCGTACGCTTCATGGCCGCGAGCGTCAGCGCCGCCTGCCGCACCACAAACGGCGGCGGCTCCACCTGATACATCGGGGCCATCGCGACGGTGAGATTGTGCTGAATCGCGGCGGCAACGCCCTCGGGCACCGGGTAGGACGTGGTCAGGTTCTCAAACATCGGGATCATGCGCTCGATGTAGAGCACCAGCGGGTTCGCCTCGGTCGGGACCGGCCACAAGGTGATTACACTCACCCCAAAGGGCTTTGTCCCCGGCGGCGGCGCGGGCTCTCGGGGAGCCGTCGCCCCAGGCGCGTAGATCACATGCGTGAACAGCGGGCTGCGAAGCTCTTTGACCCGAATACCGATGTACTGGTCGTAGGTCATCAGGCCGACTGGGATCTCGACCGCATTCGGTTGGCCCGAGTTCAGCACAAGCCCTGCGCCCACGATGGACTGCTGCCCCACGGGACGAACCGTGTCGAGATCCAACCCTGGCCCGATGCTGTAGTGCTGCTTGCCTGGGATAGTGGGGAAGTATTCGCCCGCCGCCCGTGCCGCCGTCAGCGGATCGAGCGACCAGCCACCGATCAGCAACTGGAGGCGGCGCAGGGCGTCTGTCATGTCCTCGCCGCGCGCCGCATCGCCCGCGCCCAGGACGCCCAGATCCTGCATCGACGTGCGGATTAGTGTCGCCGCCGTAATCCCCATCGCTGCCCCCTCGCCCGCCTGCGGGCGGCTATTCCACGATGCGACGGCCGGTCTTCGGATTCAGGCGCGGCACGTCCGAGACGTGCTGCGCGGTGGCGTCCTCGACCTCGGCCTTCTCGGCCAGCGCCTTCTCGGACATGCGCCGATCCGCGAAGTTGGTTTCGGCGGCCGCGCGCGCCATTTCCCGGTCGCGGTCTTTCTGCGCGGTGACGGCCTCGCCCTGCGACGCGCGCCAGCCGTCCTGCTCCAGGACGCTGCGCTCGTGGTCGTTGTTCGCGACGCGGTAGTCGGTCACCTCGATCTTGCCGGGGCGTCCGGCGGGGTGCCCGGCCATGAACATCTGGCGCGGATACTCCTCGTAGACGTAAGGGCGGCCCGGCGCGCCATACAGCGTGTAGGTGGACTCCCACCGCCGCATCTCGACCGCGAAGCCGGACGCGGGATTGATCTGAATCGCGGGACCGTCGTAGTGGCTCTCTGCCATGTGGACTCCTCGAAAAGCGGCCGGGGCGGGCAACGCCCCGGCCGGAGTGTGCCTAGCTGAACGTGATCCCGTTGTTGCTCATCACGTTCCAGATCCCGCCAGCGGCGACGACCGTGAAGCTCGCGCCGATGAACGCGCCGAACGTGGCGGTGCTCGCCGGAGAGCCCGTGGCCCCGGTGCCGTATCCGCCACCGGCCGACGTGATGACGTGCGCGACCGCTGCCGCCGACGTGAACGTGAGCGCGAGCCCGTTCTGCGCGAACGTGGGCTTCGCCAGCGTGATCGCCGCCGGAGTCAGCTTGTGAAGCAGGAACGCGGTGTTCTGCCCGATGGCCGCCACCGCTTCCGCCGTCAGCGCGAGGTCGCCGCCGATGGTGCGCGTGGTCGGGGCCTGCTGCGTCGGGAACGTGCTCTGTCCCGGCGCGAGCGCCACCTGATCAAGCGGTGAGCCCGAGAACACGATGGACGAGAGCGCATCGTGCGCCACCGCCGTCGTGCCGTTGTCGCCGCGCCGCTTGACGCGGACCACCTTGGGCGCAGGCTGGCCGTCGATCAGCATCCACTCGCCGTCGATGCGCGCCTTCCAGTTCTGCAACCCCGACACGCCCACCGGCGGCAGGCCGGTCGCGTCTTGCACGGTGAGTTCGATCGCGTCCTTGGAGAACGCCGATGCGAGTGTCTGTGATGTCCAAGCCATAGAAGTCTCCTTGCCCTGTGGCCCTGTTGATTACGTCTGAATCCGAGCGGCGAAATACGGCTCGATCGCCGCAACGCCGATCAGGATGTCCACCCGCGACGGCTTCTGGTCCGTCTGGATGTTCCACTGTTCCGCCCACCGCAGCGACGCCTTGATGTCGCTGTTGGTGACGACCTTGGAGCGCGCGCCCGGCAGGTCGCTCGACAGCGGCGCGCTGACGAACGCGAACGCGGCCGGGTTGAACACGAACTGCTGCCGCGACGCCACCGCCGCCATGGTCTGCCCTGCGCCCAGCGGCATCGCGCCGATGAACTGCACGGGGGCCCCGTTCGCGGGCGAGCCCAGGACCGTCTGGAGCTGGCCGGAGGGGATGATGGCGGGGCTGATCGGCGCGGCGAGGGTGCCGGTGCCGCTCACGTCCGCCGTCAGGACGAACCGCTGCGCCTGTCCCGTGGACGTGTAGGACAGCGGATTCACACCCATCAGCGTCGGGATGTAGAAGGCATCGCCCTTCTTCAGCGCGTATGCGCCCAGGCCAGAGAGGTTGAGAACCGACCCCGTCTGGTTCGCGCCTGCGACGATCGGCGTCGAGGCCGCGAGCGTGCCCGACGTGTGGACCGGCAGGACGGCGTCGTAATACCACTCGTCAATGCCCAGGGCCATGGCCGAGAACTGCCCGGTGCGGAAGTACTCCTGATACTGCTTGCCGAAGAGCGCGAAGTTGTCGTTCAGCAGGACCGACTGCGCCATCGGGTCGATGACCGCGACGTAGCCTTCCGGCGTGCCGGTCATCTGGAGCAGCGCCACCGTGTCGGTCCACACCTTGTTGGTGACCGGGACGCCCGGCGCACCGACGACGTTGTAGATCGACTGGTAGACCTCGGCCCCGGCGACCGCGTCCGTCTTGTTCGCCAGCGCGACGCCCGCAGGCATCGTGTAGCGGTCCTGGACTTCTTCGATCTGGAGGGTGTCCTCGATGCTGCTCCAGCCCATGCCCACGTTGTACTGGTGGTTCAGGGTGAGCGGCACCGTCTGGTTCAGGATGCTCTGCTGAACGAGCGCCTGACCCTCGGTGACGGTCCACCGCTGCGGGGTGCGGACCTGGACGGTGTCACCGATTTGCGAGCCCTTCGGCTTGCTGTTCCATTCCTTGTTCCACTGGCGGTCGAAGTTGCCGACCAGTTTCAGCGAGTTGTCCCAGAAGAGTGCTGTGTCTTTCGTCACCCACGTCGGGGTGATGATGTAGTTAGCCATGGCCGCTCACACGGCCGCCGCGAGGCTGCAGGTCAGTTGCGTCGCAAGCGAGATCGGCGGGGCTGGTGGAACGCGGCCGCGTGCTCTGCCAACGACGCATCGTCCCCAGGCAATTCTCTGGGCGGCGCATCGGGCGCTGTCCGCACCGGATTCGGCGGACGAGGCGCGGGTCTTGGCGCAGGGGCAGTGGCCGATCCGGTAACTGCGGCCGAGAGCCCCAAAGACTGCAAGCGGCGTTGCACAAGCGCAACGAGGTCGGGTGTTGCGGGCCTATCGTAGGTCGCAAGCGTCAGTTCTTCAAGTAGTCCCGGCGTTTTCAGCACCGCGATCGTCAGTTTGGCGCTGTCGTTGCCGCTCCGCACGATGGCCTGCATGATGGCCGGGGTGATCGGGCGGCTGTCGTTGCGGAACTGGTCGATCAGCGGCTTGTGCGCCGGATCGACGGCGGCCGCCTGCATCCGCTGCCAGTGCGCCTGGGTCATCGCCGTCAGCTCGCCGTCCTGGGCCTCGGCGGCGCGCTGCGACTCGCGCTGGTGCCAGCGCACCATCTGGGCGTGCTGCTTCTTGTCGTGC